CTTTTTGAAGAAGCAAGAACTAACAATGTTGGATTATATTCACCCTTCATGAAACGAGATTGCATACGAGCAGCTGCTGTATTAACAAGGTTTTTTGCTTTTTCTTTTTGTTTACCTACATCCATATTTGGCTGAAATGAAACTTCGTCAAAAAATGCAAAGAACACAGCACGACCAATGATATGTCTACTCTGCGAACCACAAATAAGTTCAATCTTCTTTTCAGGTTTCCAAACAGGATTCATTCCTTTTGAAACTGTTCCGTGATTCATAAACCATTCTGATGATTGCACAAGCTGTTGCAATTTATCCCAAGCAACACCTTGCGCTGCATCTAGTGTAATATTCATTAGTGCGAACGTTATTTTATCAATTGGCTGTAACCCATAATATAGATATGGGTCTTTTAAGCATAACATTCTATATAGTTCGTATAAACAACATAAAACAGCTTCAAATGACTTACCAAGACCAATAGCACCTGTTAGAGCTAGTGTATTGTATTTTGACGGTTGTAAAGGGTCAGGAAATATTTTCTTTAATGTGTCTACCCAGTATGGATAAACAGTGAATTTTCCTTCCTCATTTATCAACCCTTTTCCAAGATAAACAGGATTATGTAAAAATTCATCAATGCTAACAGGAATTTCATCATAATCTGAATACAATATATCATTGTAAGTATCTGAGCTGCCATTATCTGAATATTCTTGAAGAATTTTTAGCACTGCTTGCTTTTCCGCATCAGATAATCCTTCAAGCTCTTTATAATTCAATTGATTATCAAGCATTGCTTGCTTAATCCTCCAAACTAGTATATTTATATTATCTTATACAATTAAATCCCGCAGCGCCTAAGTGCCACGGGATTACAAGTAAAATATTCCTTATTATTTAAGAGCAGCTTTAACTGCAGCTTTCAAAGCTTCAGGAACATCGTCAATTGTTTTTAATCCTTTGTTGATTAATGCAACATAAATTTTTACCATTGATAAATACTCCTTTACTTTATTGTGCGATTAGTTCATAAATTTCTGCAAGAGCAAGCTGAATGTCAGTAATATTACTGTCACTAGAATTGATTGCATTATTTATAGATTCAAGAACTTTTTCTTGTTTAGTTTTGGGTCTAATAACAAACCAAGATTTGTTATCTTCTACTTCATTATGAACAAGAATTACATCTTTATAAGTCATTGAGTGACCTTTGTCATTTGTAATAACAACTTCACTCAGTCCCTCTTCAAATACACTGTCTTCTAAGATTGTATCAGAAATGTAATTGTTACCATTTAGTTCAAGATTTTCAAGAACAGTTCCATTAGCAAGTTTGATTGTGTACATACTTTATCTCCTTACTTAAAGTTTTATATAACTGTAATATATTTAATCGTTGCTTGTTTGTCATCAATTTTTTGTATGCTGTAAACCATGAATAAAATTGGTCTCTAAATTCTTTAGCATTCAATATTTTTGATAACTTTTTAAGTCTTATTCTAACACTGTGAATCTTATCATGATTCATATATTTAATAATCTTGCCACTGTTAGTTACTGTATATTTCAATTGACAAAATTTCCAGCGGTCACTAAGTTTACAAATTTTTGTTTTATTCAGATTGATATGGATACCACATTCATTAGCTTTCACAACAAGCTGTTGAAGTAAATCCTCTAGATACTTCTTATCTCGATGTATTATATAACAATCATCCATATATCTACCATAAAATTCAATTCCATTAACAATCTTAACAAAATTATCAAATTGAATTAGATAAGATATTCCAAGTATTTGAGATATCTGGTCCCCAATGTTCAATCGTTTATGCATGAATTTGTCGCCAGTTAGAACACTTCTGTCAATTTGTTGATAAGCAAGATAATCGAAAATTGTTTCCATACAACATTCATATTCAGAATCAGTCATATATGACACATCAACTTTATATCTATCAAGAGTTCTGTCAACAAGATACAATGTATCTTCATCTCTTACATATTCACAGATAAGGTCATATATTCTTTTATGTTGTATGTTATCAAAATATTTAGAAAAGTCCATCAATAAAATGTAGCCATCATTTGATTGATTCCTATTATAGAATTTTCTAATATGAGTTTGTAATCGTTTCCGAGTAAAAGAAATTCCTTTACCTTTGATAACTGAACCATTATCATGTATTAAGAATTTTTTAATTGCAGGTGTAAGTACATTGTCACATATAAGATGTTTCATTACTTTTTCATGCATCTTATCGGCGGTAATTCTACGGGTCTTACCACGTTCATTTATAGTGAATTCGTTACTCGGAAGAAACTCATAAGTTCTTGTTTTTATTTCATTTTGTAATTTTGCAATCTCAGATAAGTACTTTGTTTGATATGATTGTGTGTCATATTTCCAAGGTACTGGCTTTTTTGAATCAAGGAATGCTTGATATATGAGATTTGCATCTGTAATATTTGGTGTTGTCACCAGATTGCGCTTATAACAACTATTCTCGTAAGAAGCTGTGTCGCAATACTCGTTCACTGAATATTTCATCAGTTGGACAAGCTCTCCTTTCTATGCAATAACGTCCTATTGATGATAGGAACATCCTAGTTATGTAATAGAAATAGGGCCGGAACCCGTAGTTGTTGTCGTTGTTGGCGTTGTTGTAGTTCGCATTACCGTTGTTCGTGTTCACGTAGGCGAAGTAGTACAGCAAAGCTTTAGAGCTTACCCATCTATCAAATGCTTATAAACACGATTGTCACTTGTTCTCCAACCTTTGAGCAATTTTATTTCGTGCTCAATCATTGTTGCAATACCAGTATAAGCATTTACATTAACAGGAATTATGTCAATAACATATTGTAATTCCTGTAATAGATTATTACAAGCAGCAATTGCTCGGTCTTGATATAATCTCCGCTCAATTAACTCTTCCTTATAATAAGGAAAAATATTGTTAGCCGATGTGATGTGAGAACCAATTTCTCTTAAGATATGAATTATTGCATACCTTTCATCCTCAAGATACCAATTTTCAAGACCTTGATGTTTTTCAACATATCCTCTTATTCTTGCTTGCTCTTGCGGTGATAAGTTCGTAACATCGTCCCAAGTTTCACAATGAAATACGCGAATCAATCTATTCAATGATTTATTGTAATCATATGAAAAATTATGTAGAGTTAGATTTGTAATTTCTTTTCTTAGTTTGTAGAAATGTGCAATGACTTCAAATTTTGATTCTTTTCTTTCACTTGCATGTACTCTTGACAATGTTTTCTATCTCCATCATATAATCATTAGTTTTCTTTTAGTATATTACATCTGTTCCCATACCCGTAAAGGGTATGGAGATTAACAGATATTGAAAGAGGGCCGGAACCCGAAGCCGCCGCCGTCGGCGACGAAGCAGCTCGCACTACCGTCGTACGTGTCCACGTAGGCGAAGCAGTATTCATCAACTATGTCTCTTAACCAATAACCATAAATTTCCTGCTCACTGTAAATCTTTTCACCGTTGATAAATTCAGGTGCTAATGCAAATAATGGTAACTGTGTTAAACAAGATGTACCTGTATTGTAATAACCATAAGTTGCACCTTGAGCTGATAACATATGTGTACCAAATACCATAACCTCATTCATAAGGTCAACTTTTGTATTGACCCAAGTACATGAAGAAGGCTTACCACCGCTTGCTGCAGTGCATAACATAACATAATGCTGTAAAATGTGATTTGCAGTAAAAGCATTTTCAATGATTGTAACAGTTGAAGCTAATTCAGTTTTCTTAACGTCTGAATTTGTATATCCTTTACTTGTTCCTTCCTCATAATTACTATGCATACAATGGTATTGTCCATCGGGGCAAGTGTCAGGAACGATTGTTACATGATGCTTTGTTGTTTTGTCATCACCATAGTAATCATTCAAATAGTAGTCAAATGCTGCAATACGATAGTTAACACCACCGATTGTCCAATAGTCACCAATCCAAAGGTCCTCAAATGTACCTGCTTCAATTGCAGCCCATTGTGCTGCTGTTACGCTGTCACCAAGATACTTACCTCTAAAAATAGAGTTGTGAGTACCTGCAGTATTGTTAGTAATTGCTCCTACTAAATCGTAAACTGCTTTGGCGCCAGGATACTGTGTATTGGTACTATCGGCTGTAATAGATGCAACTTTATTTGCAGTATTTTCTATCTGGTCTACTGTACCTCTAAAAATAGCCATAAAACAAAATATCCTTTCTATATTAAATTTTTATTACAAAAATTTATTCCTTCTTTGCTGCTTTTGCATCTACAACTGCTTCACTTACAGTATAAGTAATGGCAGAAACAAGTGATGTTAGAACACCAATAATATTAGTAATATCAGATTCTTTTACACCAAATGCCATAGCTGCACCTAATACAAAAGTTGCTACTGAAATCCAAAATTTTCTAGATGTTAATTTGCTGATAATTTTTTCTTTTGTAGTCATCTTATTCTTCTCCATTTGTAGTATTATCCTCAGTGTTATCTTTATTGTGTTTTACTTTTGAGGTTTTGATTGCTGCTAATGCAATTATTTCAGTACCCCAGAAAGCAAACCAACAAGTTGTTAAGGTTGGACTAACTTCAATACTTGTAAAATATTGTAGTACGAAATCAGCTATAGTGTATAATACAATTGCTAAAACAATCAATACTAACATTATATTTGATACTTTCTTTTTATCTTTCATTTTTACTCACCTCAACAGTATGTAGTCACGGAGGATTTCATTTCCTCACTTATTTTATACAATTATGTTAAACATAAAAAGCACAATGCAAAAAATGCATTGTGCTTTTTAAAATATAATAGAAAGGAATTTTAATCATATTGGATATCCCAATATGTTGTTTTATTAAAATTATAATCATGAGTGAAAGTAACACCTGTGAACGAAGAATGACTTCCATCTTCATTTACAATTTCAATTGTTCTTTCCTCAGGAATTAAAATTACTGACCTGTATGCACATGTGTCTTTGTCTTGCAAGTATGATTCTGTAAAATATAATAATTGTTTTTGAGGGTCAAACCATACACGTTGACACTTGTTTACATGTACAAGACCGGTATATTTACAAGATTCGTCCCACTCGATTGATGATGTAGGTTCTATTGTAGAACCGTTGCCATTGATAATAACAAATTGATAATTTAATAATTCTTCTGAACTGACAATATCACTTGGCTCTCTTATAAAATAATCCAAAGAATCGTCAAACACGTGTTCAGTTCCAACATATGAGGGTGTTTCTGACAGTGAACTACGTGAATAAACTTCTGCATTGTGCATATAATCTATGAAAGAAAGTGAGTCTATATGTATTGTTAAAGGAGGTAAAACTTGCTTTCCATTGACTGTAATTTTTGTACTTTCGTCTGCTGAATTTCCATCAACAATTCCAAAGTAACTTCTCGTTGATATACCTGAGAGTTCATTGATATAGTCTATAATATATGCAAATTTTGTAGCCTCATCAATCGAAGAAACTTTAGTAAACACATTACCATCAACATGTAAATAACTATACTCGTCTGGAATGTATAAACAGTAATATTCTAGACTATTACCAGGCTTGCGTGCTGTCATAGTAGTTGGTATACCCTCATTTACCCATCTATCTGCAGAGCTATCATATCTGACACTATATGGAATAAAAGCGTGTGGTTTGTAGAATGCATCATAAAGATACTGCATAGTAATATTTTTTGTAGTTTCAGGAATATCTGATGAATCAAGTATTACATTGCTATACTTATCCACAAATCCTTTAGGTATCGTGTTTGAATTATATATCAATCTTAAAGGTGTTTCATCATTCATATACTGTTCCATCAGCTGAATGTACGCATTTTTAAGAGTATCATCAGGAAATGATATCAGATATGGTGTTCTGTTTGAAAATAGATTGGTATTTATTCTATAACAATCATACTGATTATCATTGATTGTAATCTTATCAGAACTGTAAAGATTTGAAGATGAAATCTTTATTGGTGCAATTGATTCAGCGGTATATTGAAATCCTTTTGAGTTTAGTATAACTTCGCCCACAATGTGGTCTGAAAACATTCTTAGTCCACCTGTTATGCGATTATATTTACAGTCACTACCTATACCACCAAGATATATTGTATCCAAATCAGTATTTGCAGTATTGATTGAATTATATTTAGAATTTTTTCTGAATGCAAATGATTTAGTTGTATTTGTAGATTCACCTAGAATGCATTTTACATAATCTAATGTATTGTAATGTGTTTCTTTGAAATTTATGAACGTTCCATACTTACAAAGTCTCATAATATGAGCATACTCAATGCCAATGATATTGAAAAGCTCTGAATTTTCAGCTTTTCCTTTAATGCTTGATTCAATACTATCAACTCCATTGGGGTCAAGATACAGGTAACGTGCTATTGTTTCCAGCATCTGTTTATTCAAGATACCCAGTTGTGTCACATTGTTACTATCTACAACTGATAACATATCAAGATTTCTAAGGTATTCAAGGCGTGACTGAAAACATGATTTACGAGCAATCTCTACTTCTATAGTATAATCTTTTTCCAGTATATCAAGATTTGAAATAATATGTTCATAAGCACTTTCAGCTCCATTGTATTTAGGAACTACAATACTTGAGTTTCCATTGAGATTTTCAATATTCAAATGGTCAAAATAACAATAGTTAGTTCCGCCTTCACCCGAAGTAAGAGTGCCATCTGAATAATGTTCCGCACTGTCATATACTTCTGTATTTAAATTCAACCCAAGATGAGAACTTCTAATTGAATCAATATTAAATCTATTACAGTTAATATACCCAGGTTTACTTTGACAATCAACTGAAACACCAATAATATTTCCTCTTATATTCTTACCTTTTATATTATTATATGTAATACCAGCACCGCTATCATTACTACCCAAAGGATAATTAGGTATATACAAACGTATGCCAATAGAAGGGTAATATTTGTAAGAATATTTGTAAAAGGTGTAAGAACGTTCGTCATCAGGCACTTGTATGCTGTAATTACCAAACACAGATTCCCATTCAGTCCACTTTTCTTTGCCTTCTTCCATATAAGCAAACTGAACCTTGCTCAAGTACAATTGATGTTCAGGTTTGATAAAAACCGATGCGGCGCCCTGTGGTATTTCATCTTGATAGTAGCCCTCATAACTATGCACATAGTTTACAGTGATATTATTTTGAGCGGGCTTGGTATGTTTAACACTTGAAATCTTATTTATTGGAGTTGTATTAGATGCAGTAAAGTAATCTGAATCTACG